ACTTCTTTGCGGTACGCAGCATGCCATCGCCCATAACGCACCGAGCTAGCGCCTGCGTAAGCCCCTGAAAAATCTTGGCCCCGTACAGTTTCTCTGTGCCCTTACGTGTGTGGTACTGCCAGTTGGTCCTATCGTTACCCTCAAGGTCTTTCTCTGTTACCTTCTCCAACCCGGGGTACTTCATGTACATGCCTGACGGCAACCGGCAACCAGCAGTGCCCTCAACAGTGATAACTCCGCGAGTACCAAAATCCATAGTCTGCCCAGTTGCAATGCACTGCAGAATTTTATCCCCCAACGCCCACGAAGCCTTCACGCTGCCATAGTCTGTCCGGTACAGGGACACAATGCGCTGTGCTTCTTCCTCTCCAATGTCCACGCCTAATCCGATCTTTATCGCGTTGCGCAGCTTCTTGTGTCCAACCCCATAGATTAATGATAGTTGTGATGTCTTGCCAATGAACCGCTGATCCTTGGTGATCTGATCGTACGGGATATCAAGTATTTTCGATGCAAAGTCCTTGTACAAGTCCTTGCCCTCGGCCAGCAACGCTAGCTTATTCACCTGCCCCGCAAGCCACAACCCAATGCGAAGCTCAATGTTGGACAGGTCTGCACCAACTAGCACGTGACCAGCAGGAGCGCGGATAGCGTACTTGAGTTTGGAATTGTGGGGGAGGTTCTGCATGTTGTACACCTCCCCACTCCAGCGGCCAGTACGCGCACCGTAGTACTTGAGAGGCACAGGCAACTTGCCTCGATGGGCGGTAGCGATGAATGCTTCCGTGCGTGTTTCCTCAAGGGTGGACTTCGTGCCCAACCGTGCAGCAGCTATCGCCTGCACCACAGGATTGTCGTGCAGCAGGAGCGCCTTCATACCCTCGTCAGTCTTAGCCAGCGCCCATGTTTCTTTGCCTGTTGTCAGGCTAATCTTGCGCGGCGGCTCCACGCCCATACGCTCAAGCAGCGCAGCGAACTTCGGATTGGATGCAAGGTCTGCCTGCGCCACGCCTGCGCTAATCAGCAAGTTAGCCTTCATATGCTTAACGTCATGCAGGTGTTCCTCAAGCGCGTCCATATCCAACTCAAGCACTGGCTCAATAAACATACGCAGTGTCATGTCGATCAGTTTCAGTTCCTTCTTGGGGAAGCCTTCTTCCATGAACTTCAGGAATATCGCCTCACACAGAAACACATCATGGGCACAGTAGTCTGCCAACTCTTTCTCAATCTCGGGAGTCAACTCCTGCAGGCCATCGGTGCTATGTACAGCGCGGCCTTTCGGGGGCAGTCCGTAATGCTCAGCCAGCTTAGCCAGCGAACCGCCAGCGTCTACCCCGCGCAGGGCACGCGCCATTGATAACGTATCAAGCATCACCGCAGGTACAGCCCCATACACCCAAGCAAGTATCGCATTGTCGAACATGGCGTTGTGCGCCACGGTCATTGTGTTAGTCCAGTCGATAGCCGCTACCCATGCAGGGATCATGTCATGTGGTATCCACACTGCTTTGTCCGGTGACTGTAACTCTTTAACGCACAGGCCGAATGCCTTAAAGCGCGGGTCACGTATATACGCTTCACCCGACATCTTGCTTAGCGTGTAGCTGGTGGAATCCCAGACTGTTTCAAAATCAAGTACAAGGGTCTTCATTTGTTCTTTCCATGTGTATTTATGTTTCTTCGCGTACCGCTTGCGTTGCTGCTCACGCAAGATAACTTTGTGCTGCTCACTCGGCGTTGGTGTCTTTGACTTCTCGTGCAAAAAGTCTGAAATTGGATCGGGCAGTATCGAGGTCATGCAGACAGTCCTTAAGGTAGTCCAAGTTGTTCTCGTTAATTAGCAGCGCAAGACCGCCAGCATCGTCAATCATACGCAACGCTCTGATCTGCAAGTCAGTGGGCTTACCCTTACCCGCCTTGCACTCAATACCAAAGAACCGCCCATCAAGGCACGCAAGGATGTCAGGCGTACCGCTTGTGGCGTACTGCCCCCCGATGTAGTTAACTGCGTAAGCCCCGACATCCTTAAGCGCCTTGTGCACTTTGGCTTTCACTTTGCTTTCAGGCGTTGTCACTTCTTTCCTCCTTCCTGTACGGATATGCGTACCCCGAAATCCACTCCCCGGTCTTCGTAGAAAGCGCATACAGCAGCACTTCCGCTACCCCGTCAGTTGTGACGTAGATGCGCTGCACTTCGGGGTCGATAGACTTGAAGCACGCTATAGTGCTTTTCATATCTGGCACATTGTTCTCTGGCAGCAGCAGATCGCCCTCGCGCGTGTCTACGCTGTACTCTATCAAACGCACGTTGCACTTAACATTCCAGCCGTTTGTTTCAGTCATTGTTCTGCTCCAATCTTTCAAGTAGTTTCTGCACATAGTGCGCTGCCTTACGCAACTCCTGCTCCCTGTCATCTTTATTCCCGCAGCGCATCAGATACTTCAAGGCCGATCCTCTGTAGTACCCGATCTGCTGCTCAAGGGGCCACGTGTCCACTACGTCCCACGGCTCTACTGCCATGTTCTTATAGTGGTCGCCGCCGAATTGCAGGTCGTTGGCTTTTGTCATTTCCTTGCTCCTTGTTCATACGCATCCATTGCTTTAGTGTGAAGCTCCATGTGTTCTTGATGGTCTTGGTACTTCTCATACTCAAGCTTAAACAGCGCGTTAAGCCCCGGTAGCAGCGCGGCAAGTACCTCTGCTCTACTAGGTTGTATATGACCGCACCGCTTGCATACAAGGCCAATGTACTTGTGCCCAAATAACCGGCACCACAGCTTCTTCATTTCTTCTTCCTTTCTTCCATCAACTGCGTTAATCTTTTAGCAGCGCGTTCTTTGTAATACTCCCGTTCTGCGTCTAGTTCCAATAGCTGTTCTTGTAAAGACTCAATCTTTTCGAGGCTACCAGAGGAGAAGGTATTCCCGTGGCTCTGCATCTGTATCAGGTCTGCGTTTACAGAAGTCGCTTGATCGTGTGCTGCTGTCAGGAGTAGGTACGCTTTCTTTACATCTTCTAGCTCTTGGCTCCAGCGCACTATCTCCATACAAGCGATTTCTGCGCCCTCAATTATTGAGTGCCACAGTTCTGCGTCAACCTTAATTTTCTTGCTGCTTTTCATTGCTTGCTCCTTTCTTCAATCATTGCATCAGCGACACGGTACACATACCCTGCCACTTCCTCTGGTGGCATAGCCACTACGTTGATACGGGACACGTGCCCACTGACTACAAACATCGCCATCAAATCCCGCAGGGTCATGGCGTCAAGGGATGGTGGTTGTGGCAGTAGTGCTGCTTCCTCTTGTTTTGACATTCGTGTCATGTGCGCTTCTCCTTAAAGTCATCAATACCAATACACCCCCGCTCCTTACACCCCTCGTCAAGATCAGGGATGTGCTTGTCAACTGCTGCGTATATCTTGGTACGTAGCAGCGACGGTGCTGCGTGATACAGCACGGCTATGTTCATCAGTTCCTCTACAAGCGGTTTGGCTTGCTGGTAGTTCATGTGTTTTTCTCCTTCAGTTTTGCTTCAATAGCCTTGGCAAAGTCACCCCACCCACTTACGAAGGCTCCGTATTCTTGATGCTTGGCAAACTTGTCGTACAGAGGCTCCCATTCCTCATCCGTCAGCCCAACCCAAGCCTTCGTGTGTGCGTCAATGAACTTAGTCACCTTCAATTCCACGGCTGCTTGGTTGCCCTTCACAAAGCCATGCTCATACGCATCCCGGTGGACACTGCCGTAGCGGTTGTCGCCCTCGTCTACCCAATCCTGATAGGCTTTTTCTGCTGGTGTCATGGTCATTTCCGTAACTCCTTAATCTGGTCATCCCACCGCAGTGCGTTCATGCCACTGTGCTTCTCCAGTAGGTTAGCGATGAACTTCTTGCTGCCCTTGTACATCCGGGCGTTGAGGGACAAAGACGCTACCGTTTCCATATCAACCGCATGGGCACGGATACGTTCTGACTCCAGTTGGATACCCGCCACAGCGTACCTAATGGTTTTGTCCACTCGCTCTGCTGTCGAGCAGTAGTTGCGGATAGCGGCAAGGAACCGTTGTTCTTCTTCGTAGGTCATTTGAGCGTCCCAATCTTGTAAGCTATTTGCGCTACAGCCATGCGCTTGCCTTCCACGTAGTCAGGGTGAGCGCCTTCCACTATGTCTGGAATATCAAAGTCTCCACACGCCTTCACCGCCTCGGCCTTCATGCTGTCACGGCCTGCTTGGTAGGCTTGCTGCATCTGAGACTCGGTGTATCCCTTTATCGGCTTAACCAGCAGCCGCTCATAATCCCAGCCGAGGTATTCAGGTTCTGGCAGCTTGTATTTGTCAGTCATTTTTCGCTCCTTGAATTGCAGCATCAACAGAGTCATCAAGCTCTTCGCCAGCCAGAACAATTCTGCGGTTTTCCATATCTCTGCATTCCCACACACCTATCTCTGAGTCATAGGAATCGTTCCGCAGCCACCGATACCGTTCAGCATCAGCCTTCATGCTGTCCCGGCCTGCTTGGTAGGCTTGCCGTGCCAGTTCACCCGAACCACTTTCTCGCCATGTTGGGTTATCCCCAAGAATTGGCGTTGCCCACGTTTCAAAGTCAGTCATTTTTACTCTCCAACCATAGCTTGAACGCGACTACTGCCATAAACACCACGAATGCGATGGTGGCGCATACGATCCCTAATTGGTTTTCTGTCATAGTGATGCTCCTTTGATGTTGTGTCGTTTCATACGAAACTGAGCTTGCATGTTTGGGTTATCTGTTACCGTAAATTCTTCAGATGGCGTTGGCTTGTACTCGGCCACTCGAAACTGTGCTTCATGTACAAGTCCACAGTCACAGCATTTAATCAAATACTCGTCAGGGTCAGGACAAACCCACTCAGACCAATCTTCTGCCGATTCCACTTCATGCTTAATGAAGTCTTGTGGTAGCCCACTGGGGCGGTATGCCATGTCTTCTGGTGTCATTCTGAATCTCCTTGTGTGTCGTTAAGGTCTTCCGCCTCGCGCCGTGCTGCCCACGTTTCAAAGTCAGTCATAGTTCACCTCCAGCTTCTGCCCATCGTAGGGCTTTGTTAGCCATGAAAAATGCTTGAGCACAGGTAAGTTTCGATGACCGTATGTACAGATCACCGTCCTCGTCGTAGCCCACGATAAGCACGTCAGCAAGGTGCTTGGTTTCCGCATCGACCAGTGCTGATTGCAGCGCCTGTTCTGCGTTCAGGTTGGTGCTCGGCGGCAGTCGTATTAGGTTGGTCATTTCCCTGCTCCTTGAATTGCGGCTCTAGCCGCTTCCATTTCCGGTTCAACCAGAACAACTCCATTAGCGTCATCTGCCCACCCTTCTGCTTCCTTGATGGCGTAGGCCAAATGACCCTTCAGCGCATCACGCTCGGCAGTCACCTCTACAACCCGAAAGTAGTTCTGCTGGACAGCTTTCTTGGTTGCTTCAAGCTCGGCAGTCAGGCGATCAATCTCCGTGTGCCACTCCACCGCACCAACGCAAAGATGGTCAAGCATCTCGTAGCAAAGTTCTAAGGCTTCGGCTGCTTTACAAGCATCAAGGTCATCGTATTCAGTGCGTTTCAGTCGTTCAATCAGGTCTTTCATTTCTCCACCTCCGTAGGTATGTCTTTCCATTCATTCCCACCAGCATTGCCGTCATACCACCCAAAGCAGCCCTGAAGCACAAGTGTTCCGTCTTTCTTTTGCAGTAAGCGGTACGAACTTGGCTTAAGGTCTACATATCGTAGGACGGGTAAAGCTACGGTTGTAAACAGTTCTTTCATTTCATTTCCTCCACGTTGGGGTGCTTGAGCACCGCTGCATGTTCCAGCGCCATCTCTTTGTTGTGACCCAAGCTCACATATCTCCAGAAGGGCCAATACCAAACCCAAGTCTCCACCATCCAGTTATCACGGTACTCGGCGTGTTGTTTGATGCGTACTCTCATATCAAACTCCAAGTAGCAAAGCCAAAAAGTACCGACACGAAAACAAGGATTAGGTACATGGTCTTGTCGGCTCGGCCTTGCTCTCCCCTGCCCGGGCAGTTCACATCTTGGCAGTCGGGTCGGTGGCAGCAGTTGGGGTTCATACATCACCCCTTATCGCCGCCCTAGCAGCGTCCATAGCTTCACCAAACTCAAGCATCGCGCCTACATCGTCACCGTCAGGTGGGCAGACACAACCATCAGACGCAGCGACAAGACGTTTCAGCACATCAATGCCCATCTTGAACCCCGAGTCATAGGCAGTCGCGCTGGATGATAGTAATACCCGCAGCTTCTCCGCCTCTGCCCTAGCTGCATCACGCTCAGTAAGCGCCAGCCATAGGCTAGAGTTGAGCTTGTCATATTCCTTGTTTGTCCTCATACGTGCCCCCTGTGGTAAATCGAACTACCCTTATCTTCCAAGCTCTTGAACTGCATGTGGTCATCAGCGCCGGGGCGTACACCTGCCTTAGCACCGGGATCACCGTCACCATAGGTGTACGATCCTTTGGGCGTGTGTGCTGTTGGGTTTACAGCCTCCGCTTGGTTATCCAGCACCGGGTTCTTTACACCACCACCTGAGAGTTTCGGTTTAGAGTGTTCGTGCATGGGGTGCTGGTGGGGCGCAGTCTTCTTGTTCTGCCGTAGCAGGTGCTCTGCCCGCATCTCATCACCCTTGTGGCTGATGCCGACAAGGTGTACTCTGGTTTTCTCATTCATTCTCATTCTCCTTCATGTAGCTGCTTCAACCATAGTTTGTCTTTTTCAATTAGCTTTTTCAGCTTAGAAAATGACACGGGGGGAGGTAACGCATCTTGGTTCTCATGCCACGCCGCTACCACTATACGCAGCGGCTTTACGTCAAGCCCTAACGCAGCAGCAACCGCTGCATACGCGCCATGCTCTGCTTGCGCTGCTACTGCATTAAACAGGCTGCTCACAAGCGAGTACTCTCCCAACTCTTCACCTGTTGCAAGTTCATAAATACGCTGCGCCTCATCCCCTATCTCACACCAATCCCATCTACCGTAGGTATCGCCAAAATGGATATGAAGCTCATCGCCAATGTCCTTGTCGTAGCCATCGTCAAGGCACCCTTCAATCTCGTCATCTGTCATTTTCATTCTCCTGTTGTTCATCTATGATTCGGCGGGAGCGTTCTGTCTCAATGAACTCACGCCCCTTGGTCACAAGCAGGTTCTCCATGTAACGTGTGTCCACTAGGGATAAGTTACGCAGTTCATCAGGGGTAAAGATAATGACCGTGTACCCATCATCGCGCAGTGACTCGACCAGTGCTGCTTGATCTTCGTTCATTTTGCTTCTCCTGCGGTTTCCTCGTTAATGTATTTCAGCAAGCGGGTGATGCGCTTGTCGTTGTAGGCAGTGATTGCCGTGGCGTACTCAACTGCTGTCTGCGCTTCCAGCTTGGCGTGTTGCGCCAGTACCAGTTCGCGTGTTGCGGCCTCAAGCGGGGTAGGCTTGCGGAATAGGTGGATCAGCCAGTTCATTCTGCACCCCTGAAGAACTCGTTCAGCTTGGCCCGCAGTTCACGTGCTTGGCGCACGGTCATGCTTTCAATGTCGATATTGGTAATGCCTAGTGGGACAGGGTTGTGCACCACCGGGATGTCCTTCCACTTGATTTCCTGCGGCTCGGGTTTCGGCTCGTAATGCTTCCTCGGGTTAGCCGGGATAAGCGCAATGGGCTTGATTTGGTAGCGGGTTCCGAGTGCGGTGTACTCATGGCAGGTCTGCTGGCGTGCGTTCTCGTTGATGAACGTGCGGTGCTTACGCTCTACCATCTGGCGGCGATACAGTTGCGTAAGGTAATGCGATACCGTTGCCTGCTCGACGCCCATAAGGATGCCAAACTCTGCGCTGGTCTTGCTGGGAGTTGCGTGAAGCTGCTCCCAGATACGTTTCTGATAATTCTTGTTCATATCAAACCTCTAAGGTTATAAGTTTCTTCATTAGCTTGCTGCAGCAGGTCATCCCAGCATTGCTCCATCGCGTCTGCCGTGATAGTAGTTCCTCGTCTTTTCAGCAACGCCACAATGTCACGGAACACAGATTGCGGCTGCTGTCGCATGTCCAGCCGCTCAGCCAGCGCACGAGTGAGGTCATCACCACCGCGCACGTCAAACTCATGTATGAGTTCTTTGTCAGTCATGTTGTCAAACATTGATCGCCTCCTAATGATTCAAAATAAAGTAACTGAAAACGTATGTCTACCGCAAACCACATAATCTCATCTGGGGGCGGCTGCGTTACAGGGCTGACGTGACCACCCGCTCGGCCAACGGCAATAATATCCTTGAGCCAGTCTGGTGCCTCGGCAACTGTACCCTTGACTAGCTTCGCCGCGCCGGCATCCCTCCACATCTTTAGCTCAAACGTGTCACCCCGGCGCTCGTACCGGCAGTCGTAGTCAATCGGCGTCATCAATGCCCCAGTCAAAGGACTCAAGGATCGCGTCAACTTTCTGCTTGGTAGTGCTACGCAGACCATCGCTCTCACGCAAGTCCTTGGGCGTGATGCCCTCAAGCACATCCTCCAACTGCCGCCGTGCTTTCTCAAGGGACGGATCGCCAGTCACATTGAGCTTGGTCAGCAGTTCGCACAGTTCGTCGGCATTGGTAACAGTGGTATCCCGAAAAATCTGCTTTTTACCATCCTCACCCACGGTCAGACGGTTACTCATGCGGGACAACACATCGTACAGCCGTGTCCATGCCTCCTGATTAACTGCAACCAGTTGTGCTGCCATACGCTTCTCGTACTGCTCAACCAACTCCTGCTGTACCGCAGCCTCTACGTCCAACCGGAAATCGCCAGCCGTAGGCAACGGAACCATTGATGTACCCATGCTGAACCGCTGTGCCACACGTGCACGTGACGGATACTCCATACGATCAAAGAGGGTGCCCAACTGGAACGCAGCGGCGGCTACAAGTGTCTCGTACTTATCAAGGAATACATCGACCAGCCGCTCAAACTCAGCCGTGTAGCGGTTCAGCGTTGCCTTGTACTCAAACAGCATCTTGGTCGGCAGCAGGCGAGTGCCCGTGTCATCCCACGGCATAGTGAGGCGGTAGTGTTCCGCACGTACCCGCGCTTGGAATTTGGTGATGTCATCTAACTCCTTACACTCAGCAAACAAGTTCTTGTACACCGATGCAGCCTTCTTGCTACCGGACCCGTTGCTTGTAGTGACTTCCTCCTGCGTTTTCTTGTCCTGCTTACGCCCTGAGTAGGTACTAATGTTGAGATTGACCAGCATAGCTGACCGTGCGATACCTGCAATGTTTGGATTCATGATTTAATTCTCCGTTATGTTGCTTACGTGTTGCTTACTTCTTCGCTTGCTCTTCCAAATGCAACTTAGTTACGAGTTGCATAGCCCCGTAGGTGTTTTCATCAAGGACGTTGATAGCCAACTTATCCTTGGTGTTGTACGGCATGATGAGGTCAATATAGTTACTGCCATTAGTCCCCATCTTGTTGCCCAAGTACTTAGCCTCAACGTAGTCACACTGTGCCAGTACCCCTGTGATAACTTCCAACTGCTCAGCAGTCATAAGCACCTGAATGTCCTTAATCATCAATAAGAATTTCATGCTACCTCCCCCATTTCCAAAAAGTTCTCTTCGCTGGTTAAGTACTCTTGCTCAGACTGTAGTGCGCTAAACAACTCATGGCACAAGTCCTTAACGAACTCCGTAGCTGCTGATTCCAAATCAGCTTCCTGCATCTGCGCTAAGACAAGGGCTTCCCATGTGTCTTCGTCAAGCATTTCAAATACGCCTGACGGAGTAGTCTGATTAGACCAACATTCAATAAGCTCTATCCGCTGCGTACCCCGATGGGATATGGTGCAGTTTGCGTAGCTACCGTCCTCCTTGACGGCTAAATACAACGCCGGGTATTGGTCATGCAACTTAAGCTGCTCCATCATGATCGCCAAATCTACCCGGCCATCAAACCCTGCTGTGCGTTCATTGAAGACAATATCGTGTACCCTCACGCCCTTTGGCTTGCAGTCTTCAATGAACCATTCCTCAATGCTGCCCCACCAGTCGTATTCAAGGCAAGATTGCAGCCACTTCTCGTACCGCTTTTGTTGGTTAGGTGTCATGTCAGACTCCGATTTCAAGGGTGATACCGTAAGGACTTCTAAGGTTAGAAGTTAGCGCCCAAAGCGTAGGCCAGTCAGAGTTACCCCACGACCCAACGTAGCCGTCACTGAACTGCACCACAGCCTGCGGGTTGATGCGTTTATCGCGCAGGTAGTCAAACAGCACTGAACCGTCTGTCCCGCCACCACCCTTGGGTTGTAAGTCCTGCACAACAAACTGCCCATCGGTGAACTCTTGGCATCCGGTTACTTGGGTATCCCAGTAGATCACGAGAACTTTTTCAGGCTTAAGCTGTTCAATGATAGTAGCTATCTCGCTAACGAACCGTGTCATCACGTCACCACCAAAGCAGGAACCAGACGTATCGAACCCGATCACAAGCGTGCCCATCTGTTCCCCTATTAGTGACGGCATATAGATGTCATCAGCAAGGAACCTACGGTTCACTTTGCGCCACGATGATTCGTCGTTACCGCTGCACGTAGACTGCACGAACTCACGTAGTACCTCCCGCCAATTAACACGGGACTTAAGCAGATCACCAAACACACCGGACATATCACCGCTGCCAGTGCCTGCACGCTTGCGCCTGATAATCTCACCCTGACGCATGGCACGCTCGACTTCCTTGCCTTGCGTTTCCAGTTCCTCTTGCGTGTGCTTGCCTGCACCCTCCCAATCATGGCTGTCAATGCCACCATCACCATCACCATCACCATCACCATCACCATCACCATCACCATCACCATCACCCTGCTCATCCTCTAACAGTCGGTATATCTGCTCCACACTTAGCCCGTGATGTGCAGGGTCAGGCTTAACGCCAATCTTGGGCATTTGGATAAACCCTTCGCCAGCATCTGTCTCCACCAATGCAAGGTTCACCATGTGATCGGCAGCGATATTGGTGCGCTTGCTATCCTCATCCCACAGCCTACGCCATACCGTTAGATGTCTGTATGCCTTATGCCCAGCGTTTTCGTGCAGCACTACGAAACGAAGCTCCGGGTCAGTAAGTGACGCAACGAACTCCGGGTTGTATTTGCAGTTCCAGCCATCGGTGCTGGCTGTAGGAATACTTGCGTCAATGGTTGTCTCACCGCATGCTAGCAGCCCGGACACGGCGCACCATACCTTGTGACGCATGATGTCCACGTGCGCTTTTTTGATTCGGTCAATTGGTTTCATTGCAGTTCCTCCGGCACTTCCACCTCGTCGCCAAGCCGACTGGCAACTAGACAGCGCATGGCCGCGATTAGTGGGGTTGGTCCAATTGCCCGGAACAGGTGCAGCCCACTTTTATCCGGGTAGCACACCATCGCGTTCCACAGCGTCTTGGATGGTAAGCCACAGGCAATGTATATCCCCTCCCGTTCAATGATCGGGCCACCTTGCGACCAGTTACCCGCAGGGTCGAACAGCACGCGTTCCCCCTCGGCATCCCGTATGTAGAAGCAGTTCCCGATCTGCATCAGCTCGGGGGTGAACTTCGCTATGGCGTAAGCCAGCGCTGGACCTTTTAGGTCTGCTGTTTTGATCTTCATTTTGTTTCTCCAAAATAATAAACTTCTAACCTTAGAAGTACATACCGGCCTTAGCGCACATTGCTGTGAACTCACGGTTGCCACAGGCCATGCCCACCTTGGCCTTGTTGCCAGCCAGCGTAGTGACGAACAGCATGGTTGCTTCAAACGCATCCCAACGCTTTATGTATGTCAGGATAGCAGGCAGGTTTTCCGCATTAGCGCGGCCAGCTAAGCGAAACGCCATGAGGAAGTGGGCACACGCACCAACCGGAAGCTTGACCGTTGTTGGCGATGATAGTACCGAGGCAATCTTGGGCAGCGAGTCACCCAGCAACACCATCGCCTCAAAATCACGGGCAGCAGACTCGCCCACCGTGCCAGCCAGTGCAGGCAACAGCGCCTCACCCAACACATCCCTGCGCTTAATCAGGTTCGATGCTTTCTCAAGACTGCGTGGTGTAACGTAAGCTTTGGTGTTGCCCTTGAGCGGGTTAAAAATGTACGGGTTGTCCGTGGTGTCAGTGTCCGTATAACACTCAAACATCTGCGGGTACTCCCGGGCTACGTTCAGCACTTCATCGCAGATACCGTTCTCTGCGCCCCACATTATCCATTCCTCTGACGTGAAGTTGTCCAAGTTGCACACCGTCATGCGGTTGTGCCCGTGGGCAGGTATATTGTCCCCCACGCCATCAGTGTCCAAATTAGTAGTCGCAAACACGATGCTCCCACGGGGTAGATACTTGTCCCCCAGCCGCTTCTCAAGGGCCACCGGCCACAGCATGTTACCAACCGGACGGCTTGCCTTGCCCAGTTCGTCGAGCATGAGCAGGACAGGTTTGTTCTGGTTGTTACCCACCCCGAACCGCGCATTGGGTGCATAACGCGTGGTCATGGTTTCCTTGTCAACCACTGGCATTGCTATGTCACCCAAGTCGAGGATGGCACAGTCAATGTAGCAAGGCAGGTAGTCAGGCAGTTCCTTGGCGATGTGCTGCAGTAGTGCTGACTTTCCAATCCCGGGCTGACCGCGCAGCAGGATGGTATTAGTGTCCCCGCAGGTACGGATAAGAGTAGCGGCTTGAGCGAATGTGAGTTTGAGTGTTTTCATGATGTTATAAGGTTATAAGTTTGGTTGTCTGCCCCATTGGGCTTGGTAGTGCTTGATCTGCCGAACGAACTCGGCCAGCCTGCGCAGCGCAAGCGCGGACTTCTCTTTACAATTCAACTTCTTCATACATCTCTGCCTTGCAGATAGCCATCAGTGCATCCCATGAGGAAACCCGCGCTACCACGTCCGGCCAGCGTTGACTGCGATCAATATTAGTGATTATGTCTTTGTACATGTATGGTGCAATGTATTCGGGACAATGTGAGAGTGAGTGGTGATGTGAGTTATTGGTAGCCTTCAATACCTTGAATACATTACGGAACCCGCAGGCTTTGAGTTCTGTCTGGAACTCTTTGGACTCCTGCCGATTGATGCGCTTAGCCATCCACGGCTGCTCGGGGGTAAGCAGGTCGCCTGCTGCGTTGAACTGCATCCCATCGTAGTACTTGTAGTCCCTGCCGTTAACCCGCAGGGCCGGTTGGGACATGCCGCCGATACGCTTAGTGTGGATGCCCCACTGGGTGTTAAACGTAGCGAATTTATGCAAGGCGTGGCGCATGGCATCCCGTGTGGTGGGGCTTGGCTGCCAGCCACCACACGGGATGCCATGCGCCGTTGGGATAGGCAGTCAGGATATCGGTGGCGTGGAAGCGGATTGCATAGGTGTCCCAGTCCTTACGCACCCTGAAGTGGTTCTTGCTCCGGTTGTTGTGTTCAGCAGGGGCCTCGCCCTTGTACTGGCCGCGCTTGTATTGGTTGTTTGCAAGGTAGTCTTGCAGCCGGGTGAATGTAGTGATTGACATGAAATGCTCCAAAAAGTTCTAACCTTAGAAGTTTGCATCGAATAGGCGAGTTCCCACCCGATGCATCTAGTATACCACAACTCCTGTACAATGTCAAGCTTTATTTGTCACGTGTTTATTGCGTATCTGCCCCACGCGCTGCCTACTAATCCCAAAAGTTTTGGCAACCTCCGCAGGTGTCGCCCCTAGTTGCAGGGCAAGTAGCACGTTGCGGGTTCTGGCAGATAAGGCTCGGGGTCTGCGTGTAGGCAGTGGAGTTTGGTTTGCCACGGCAGATAGCACAGTCTTTGGGTCGTAGCGCACGCCGTTTATGACGTAGTACGGCAACCCCTGATAGTACCTAACAGGCACAGGGGTCGTGGTGGTGACTACTAGGACACCGGAAAGTATGCGTAGGTTAGAGGTCATTGTAAACAAATAGAGGTTGATGTAAATAGATAGTATACATGGAAATGGTGCGATGTAAATAGATAAAGTGGCAAAAGTGGCGCTGCAAAATTTTCATGGGGTAAGGCAGGGGGGAGGGGATGTGAACACTTAAAAACTGTAACGAAACACTTAGAGGGGGTGTAGTAGCGGCGTGTAGTCAACTGTAGTCAAGTTAAAAAAGTAAAAAGTCCTTTAGAATCAAGGGTGTAACAGTAGTAGTCAAAGTATCGGATTTTTGGAGGTAAAAACCGGCTAGGGGGCCTTTCTTGTCAAGTTTCGCCAAATATTTCAAACACACAAAAAGCAGCGGAGAATAAACTCTTGACAATAAGTGAAAAGGGAAACGCATAAAAAAACGTGTTACTTTGACTACTCTTGACTACTCTCTCTCTCTCTCATAAATAAATCTATTATTTATCAATGACTTACGTGTGCCCACTACTACTTTTGTGGGCATTTGAAGTAGTCAATAGTAGTCAAAAAAGCCCTTGTAGTAGTCAAACGCCGATACTTCTAAGGTTAGAACTTCTGCCCTTGCGATGATAGTACCCTCGTGATCTGTACCTGCCCAAAATCGAAAACCCCACCATACATCTTGGCTCTAGCGCACGCCACACGGCCAGCAAGGGCCTTAAACGTGGCTGTATCGCCTTCTTTGAGGAACTGGAAGGGCCACACAAGGGTCTCGCCTATGGGATTGCGTCGAGTAGTCATGGTAACTCCTTGGTGAATAAACCCTAAGTACAACATATAACCTTAGAACTTTGGCCCCTTTCGCTCACCCGCCC